TTTTTATATTTAAGAGTATATCTTTTGATGTTCCTGGTTTACAATACGCAAGAACAACACAAGGAACATACCCTAGTTCTTCGATGTTATTTAACTGCGGTGTACGCATCCACAGTGGTAAAAAGTTATTATCGGTTACTCCAACTTGGGCAATTCTATTTCTCATATTAGTAATATTACTGATATATTTTTTAGTTTGCGTAGATTCGTCAATGCTTATAGCATCACTATCAATTTTTAGTGTATTTGTAATTGGTCGAAACCTATCTGGCTCTTGGTTTATAGCAGCTGAAGTATTATCATTTTCTTCGTAACTAACATCGTTTATAAGACGTTTGTTATTTGTTTTTACATTAATACTTTGTTTAACAGTGCCTCTATTACTTTCTAGTGGATCAATGATATCAACATATACTACTTCGTATACTACATCTCGTGTACCCGGAGTGTATGCTACTGCTGTCTTTACTTCACCAAACTGAAACTGTTTTTTGCGATGATTTTTTGCAGCAGCACCAACAAATTTATTCATTTCAACATTTTCAATACCTGCATACATTAACATCCGTAAATCTTTCTGTAAACCAAATTCTGTATCGTTTGGTCGATAGATTGAAGACGGAGTAAACACAATAGGATCACTAATAAAACTATTGTATATAAATTGTTGCGATGCACCTAAAAATGGTTTAATATAAATGTTACTAAATGTTAATTCGTTTGGATCGTTAATTGCTATAGTAAACGACTTAGTAGTAGCACTAAATCCAAACTGGTCTTCTGCTCGAACAGTAAACGTGTATGTTTTGTCAATTGAGGTTGTACCAGAATCAAGAATATTATCATTCCCGTCAAATGTTGTCAATCCAGATACTGCAAATGCTTCGTACACTTCCCACTTAGCAGTATCACTAATAAAGTCTGAAGAACTTGTATGAGCAATTAAGCATTTATACAAGGTTGTATTAACCTTTACAATATCATTTGCTACATAATTTCTAACAGGTTTCCAAAAACTCTTATATATGTTTTCGCCAAACTGTTGTACTTTGCCAGAGATCTCGCCATCAATTGATATACGTAATCCATTTGGCAATCGTCCACTTGTTTTACTGTATCTTACAACAGCATCAGGAACACTAGTAGTTGCCTTAACGTTAAGTGTGCTAGTTAAGTTTGCATTAATTGTACCTAATGCTTTAATACTTTGCCAAGTAATGCGCGAATCAACCTTGCCTAGCATTTTAACAGTGAATGTTTTATTTTTAAATGCAGAGTTTGTGTCTAATGTTGCTGTTACAATTGTCTTAGTAAACGTTTCGTCTTTCTTTAAGTATGCATCTAAAGGCTTAGAAATTGTTATCACATCGTATAATGGATTTTTATTATTAATTGCTGTAATTTTAAATATAGTACCTTTAATGTTAAAGGTTTGGTCTAGCAATACTTCAATATCAGATTTTTTATTAATTTTTAACTTGTATGGACCTGCTGCTTGTTTAACAGTACCTTTTCCTGAAGTTGCGCCTGATGCTCTAAATTGTGTTCCAACAGTGTTATTAGGAGCACCTATCGACGTAAAGTCTGTATTTTCAACAGTTAAGATCTCGTATAAATTGTTTCTTATTATTTTAACAGCTGGCGTTCTTGTTTGAGCAAATGTTTCTTCGTAGGTTGTAAAATTAATCTGTGCTGTATTAGTAGCAGGACCAACGTATCGAGTAGCACGTACAGTAAACTTATACTCTTTAGTAACACTAGGCTGATACGGTACAATACCGGCTAATTCGCCACTTCCGGAATCTAGTTCTATTCCTGGAGGTATAATACTTTCACTACCGTCATCATTAAAATCTTCAAGTGTATAATTTACAAATCCTACAATATCAGAAGCATCAATTATATCCATATACAGAGTAACATAGTTGTCAGCACGTCTGTATCCTAAATCTGCAGGCGTTAACCATATCGGAGTTCTAATATGAGAAGCGTCAGCACCAAACAACGTATTGCCTGATTGCATAATAGTATTATCTGCACGTAGGAAGTCATCTCCCACAACAAATATTCTAAATAATCTTTTCTCAATTGTATCACCGTCGCTGACGCTAACACGGAATTGATAGTTTCTATTTAATTTCTTAGGTGATTTAGTAGCAACACTTTTATCATAAAATTCGATATCGTAAAAAAAGCTGTCATATCCGTTAGCACTTCTTACACCAAAATCAAAAGGATATTCGCCATAAGCGTTTGAATCGTAGTATCCGCTATTTGCAAGTGTATCAATTGCAAGAACAGGATCTACAACACCGACTATGCGTCCGTCTCTAGTAAGTTGTATACCAGGAGGAAGTTCTCCGTCGCCGCTTGCAATAAAATATTCTAAAGTTTGGCCTGCTGCAATATCGTTGTCAATTGCTATTAATTGAAAGTCGATTGGACTATTGTCAAGTATATAATATGTATCGTTCTTACCAATCGGCAATGATCCAGCACTTGTTCCCCATACAGGTAAATCTGCACCAACAACATTTATTCTAAATGTTCGATCGTCTATTTCGTTATCTTTGCTTGCTCTAACTACAAATTTAAATTCTGTTTCTCTTGCAACTTCAAACGGTGTTCCTTGTATTTTTTGATCTACAATTCTTAACCCAGGTGGAAGTGTGCCGCTGATTATTTCTAAAGCAGTGCCTGATTCAACATCGAGGTCAATTGGTTGAAGACTAGCTGCTCGAGATTCACCTTCATTTGGTTCTCTAAGCGTTTTACCTTCTTCAATTTGTCGAAGTAGTAAGTTATTAGATGCGGTCCATAGTGCCATACACGAATTCCTTTATATAGCAATATTTATCGAAAAATTAGATGTTGATAGTGCCAAGATCTAAACTTACATTAACGCTATTGCCACTGATAGTGCCAAAGTCAACAGTGGTTGTAGCAAATAGGAAGTCCCATAAGTTTGTTACTGCTGTAGGTGCAATGCCATTAAAGTTCCAACTATTATCTTGTTCTCTATAGTAGTTGAGATCTCTTATGTCAATGTTGTGTACATTTCCTGTAAGGTTTCCGTTAAAATTTGCTGTTACTGTTGTTGCATTTATTAATCCAACGTTGCCCAAATTGTTTCCATCAGCATTTAAACCTGCTGCTAACTTTGGTGCAGGGTCGTCTTCAAGTTTACCTAACGCACTAGAGTTTACAGTAATATTATTACCATCTCTAGCTGTGCTTATAAGGGTTCCACCGGCTATAGTTAATGTAGTATTTTCTGTAATGGTAACACTACCAGTATCAGCAGCAACATCAAACTGAGTAACTCCGGCGTCAACGTTAACAGTGAGTTCGTTTGTATCAGACGAAAGAGTAACATTAGATCCGCCTACTAATGATTTAAATCTTAGTTCTGCATCACTTTTGTTTGAAAATAGTCCCTCTCCGGTTCCTAAATTAACTACTGTAGTTGCTTCAGGTGTACGATTGTCAAGGTCGTTAAAATTAAAAACTATCTTTTCAAATGCTTCTCTTAGATCATCACCTGTGCCGTCGTTTGCTACACTGCCAAGGTTTATTGTTTGAATCGCCATATACTTGTCTCCTATACTGTATTTATTACATACGCCCTACAACAACTTCAACAACACCTTTGCCTTCGGTATCTTTTGTGCCTACTGCTTTACCAAGCACTGTGCCTAGTTTAGGATCATTATTTACAATAGCATATCCTGGAATTGCACTAGTTACAAGCATATCACCTTTAGCAACTGTACCAATTACATTACAAGGCACACGCCCTGTTAGTGCTAACGGTACAACAGTATCACCTTCTAGTGCATTATTCATTAAGTAAGCTGGATCTGTTGACACAATACCAGCAACCTTACGATCACCTTTTTCTGTACAAATTGTAACTTCGTTGTCACCACCAAATACTAACACTGTGCCTGGCTCGTATGCAACATCTGCTACATATTTCTCCGCCAAATCCGCGTAGTTTGCTTGCGTTGCTGTACCACTAAAGACATTTGCTTTTAGTGTTGAACTTGACGGAACATAACTTAATCCGCTTGATGCATCAGTATCAACTTGCATTGCTTTAGTAGCACCAGCTCCGTCAACAAATGTAGGGTACCAAGTACTTGCACTGGCTGCATTAGCATTAGATGTAGTTATTGCTGACGTACTACCGGATGTGACTGAACCTAAGTTTGCACTAATTTGACCATCAGTAATACTAATACCAGTACCAGCACTAATGTGTGCTCTTACTTGTGCTGCACTTGGCCCTGTGTATGTAATAACACCTGTGGCCGCTGCGTAACTTAAACTACCGTCACCGCCGGCATCGGTAACGCTAATTAATCCTCTAATTGTTGCATCACTTCTCTGTGTATAACTAATAACACCAGTAGATGCATTATAACTAATACTACCACTTGCACTAATCAATCCACGTATGGTTGCATCA